AATAATTATATGGTGAATCATGAAATATGTGAATATTGTGGTGGAGAATGGATACTTGTAGATTATAAGGGACTTGTTATTTGTAATAATTGTGGAACACAAAAACAGTTTTTGGTGGAGCATGAAAAACCTAGTTATAAAGAACCACCTAAAGAAGTATGTTTTTATGCGTATAAAAGAATAAACCATTTTCGAGAAATTTTGGCACAATTTCAGGCAAAAGAAACAACTCAAATACCTGAAGAAGTTCTTATAAATATAAGACTTCAGATCAAAAAGGAAAGAATTACTTTAAAACAAATGACAAACAAAAAAGCAAAAGATATATTAAAAAAATTAGGTTATAATAAATACTATGAACATATACCATTTATTAAAGATAAATTGGGTATAAGACCACCTATAATGAGTCCTGAATTAGAAGAAAAACTTTGTAATTTATTTATGGAAATTCAAATGCCTTATGCTAAACATTGTCCGGATGATCGTGTAAATTTTTTGAATTATTATTATGTTCTTTATAAAATGTGTGAATTATTAGATGAAAAAACCTTTTTACCATTTTTCCCGATGCTAAAAGACCCGGTGAAAAGAATAGAACAAGATGAAATATGGAAAAAGATATGTAAAGAATTACAATGGGAATTTGTGTCAACTATTTAAGTACATAAACCCTTACGTCGATGGTCTGAAATATGTTTTCTTGTTGATTCATGTCCGCATTTTTCACACGTTACTCGTTCTTTTGCCTTTTCTGCATTATTAAATCTATATTCAGCTCTTTTTTTTTTTCCTTCTTCGGTTTGATTATAAGCTATTTCAGCATTTCTTCTGGCTTCGTGATTTTTTGCTCTATATAATTTACATCTGTCGGCATTCGGCATATCATTTTTCGCAGGAATAGAATTCATAGTTCCCATAGTATTTATATATTCTTGTTCTAACTGTCTTGCTTCTTCTTTTGTATCCACAGTACAAAGTACGGTATGTCCGTTATTTATTTTTTCATAAGCTTCTTCTCTATTATATTTATCTCTAATATACTTGTAAAATTTACATGGATAATGTCTTGCGTTTGGGTTAAAACAACGAGAGCGGTGGTCTTTTAAACGACGTTTCGTATTGTTAGTAGAACCAACATAAACTTGTCCATCAATATTGATGGCATATACGTGAAATCTTTGTTTCTTTGGCATATTTATAATAGTTATAATTAATATAATATTTAAATCAATTTTATATTAATATTTTATAAATAACGAATTAGACGAGTTTGTCGTAAGGGGAAGCCTACATTCGTGGAAACCCGACAAGATTCGCTCCGATACCGAAGCCTGCGCCGCTACGGGCTGACACAGCCATAGATGGAACATATGTATCAAGAATACTAAAGGTCGCGGCAGCTGTCAAGGCAATAAGCGCAACTTCGTCGAGATTTAACGATTTTTTTGGAATTGCGTATGCGGCAATAGCAACCATAACACCTTCTACAAGGTATTTGACGGCTCTGCGAATAAGTTCTCCTAAATCTAACATTTGCATTAATTTTTGAAGCATTATAAATAATAATAAGAAAAAAAAATATATATTAAAATTAAAACTTAAAAATGATTCTCGTTAAAATAGTATAATATGTCAAAACCTGGTTGTGTATATCAAAAAACTACTGATGGAACTGTAAATCCTAAATATGTGGATTTATTGGAAGAGGATAAACCGCTCTCCGGACAAAAATTTGTTTGTGTGAGTTTTGTAAGTCCTGAAAATATTTTACAGCAGAAAAATCATTACTTTTTTCAAGAATTCCTAAAACACTATGATTTTACAAAAAGCGTCCAAAAATTTACACAATTTATTAATTTCTTGTCATATAAATATAGCATTAATTTTGACGATGTGATGAAAGATTTTCAAGAATATACAAAAACTGAAAAGGAAACATTTACTACAAATTACGTAAGAGATGAATACAAAAATTTTCTAGATGCTAATGAAGATAGAATTGAAGATGAATTTAATACAGAACAACAATTTCAAACCAGTACCCGGGGATTGAAAATCAGGGGTGTGTATTCTACTCAACAAGAAGCGGAATTGCGTTGTAAATTATTACGTGAAGTTGATCCCAACCATAATGTCTATGTTGGTCCTGTTGGAATGTGGATGCCTTGGGAACCTGAAGCTTACAAGACTGGTCGGGTTGAGTATCTAGAAGAGGAACTAAATCAATTAATGAATGAGAAAAATAAAAATGAAGTAGCTGCTAAAACGCAATTTGAAAAACGTGTATTAGAAGCAAAAAAATCGGCTATTGAAGAAAATAAGAAATTAGCTAAAGAAACAGGTAATAAACTGACACAAAATATTAATAAAGACGGGCAACTTGTAGGTATAAATAATACAATAGAAAGCGTTCTTGGTAATAAAGAAGAAGTAACATCGGCAGATATTCGTAAAGAACTTTTTGAAGGTGGTAATGTCCCTACAGGAGCAGCCGTTCAAGATGCGATTAATAGAGGATTGACAAATGCCTCTAGAAATACTGAAACAGAAAATATTAAGGTGGAAATTTCAGAGAAACAAGAAGATAAATCAAATAAAGTTTAATTAAACAAGATTAATGATTTTATATATTTAATATTAAATCATTACCATTTACTTTTTTTTACGTTAATAGCTGGTCCTTTTCTACCACCCCTTGGGTCAAACGCAGTACCTTGGTCCTCATCATCTGAATCAAGATCTTTTGACATTTCCCAAAATTCCTTTGAACCTAATTTAAAATCTCTATGGGCTACAGCTTTATACCAGAAAACTTGATCTTCAAGTTTATTTGATTTTGCATTATTTGCTACAACTAAACATTCATAATTTTCCGTACATTGATCCATTACTTGACAAAAACTTTCAAATGTTGGAAACATACCAGCAAAATTTTCATAAATTCTTTTTCTATTTGCGATATAAGGTTCTCTCAAAATAAATGTATAATCAATATTTGTTCTTAAATTAGGAGGAACACCGAGTGGATATTGCATTGTAATTATAAGCATAACTTTCCAATGACGACCATTCATAAAAAGCAGTCTCATTAATTTTTCTCGTGCCCATGTATTATCATATAAACAATCATCTAAAATGACAAATGTTCTAGGGTCAATATTTGATCTACCGTAAGCTGCTATTTCTCTTTTAACTTGCTTCATTACAATTTTTTGTCTTTTTAATATATTTTCTATAATTGCTGTATTATATTCGTCATGTATAAACAATTTAGGAACCATTGAACCATAAAAACCATTTCCGGCTTCTGTTCCTGAAATAACAGTTCCTATAGGAATATCTTGTTGGTAATATAACAAATCTCTTACTAAAAAACTTTTTCCTGTATCTCTTCTACCTATTAAAACAATAACAGGTCCTTGATTTTCATTTACCTTAAATGAAATATTTTTCATATCAAACTTTTTTAGTTCTAAATTCATTCTTATAATAATTTATTTCACTTATTTTTTAATATTTTTACGCACAAATTAGTTTAAATAGAATAAAAAATGTATATATTAATTTTAATGTTTGAGCTCTTTTATAGAAAAAACGACAACAGTACTTTATTTAATTATTTAGTAAAAAATGGTTTTGAAAATCCACAAAATTATATTCCTATTTATTCTAGATTTTTTGATTTAGATAAAAATAACTATAATAATATCAATCTAAATAATCGATATAGTATAAATCAAATAACAAATCGTGGAAATAACAATAATTTTACAATAAAGGTAAAGGACTGTAAAACAGATACTATTCATAGCTGTGAATCATTTTTTAAATTCTCTCCACTTTTAGATCCTATAAAGTTAATGGTAGGAAAATATAAAGATATGGATACTCTCTCTTCTTTACCTAGTATATCAAATGATAAATGTTGTAAGAAAGTAAAAGATTACAATAATTCGGCATATGTTGATAGTTTTTTCTCTTATTTATCTTCTAAATTGTTAAATAATTCAGGATTTGTCCACGGTACTAATTTTTTCGGAAGTTTTTTAGCAATTCAAAAAGAATTTCAAGTTAATGTTTATGATGATTTAGAATATTTGTATGATTCTCCGTATTTTCATAAACAAAATAATTCGCTTTTCCATTTAGATGAAATAGATGAAAAGAATTTATTTAGTGATACAAGAAATTATAGGAAAAAAATTTCTCTCGATAATACTGAAGATATTGTTTTGGATTGCGAGACCATAAATGATAATATATTCGAAGGAATGTTTAAATTAACAAGTGAAAATTTAAAAATACATGATAATTCCATACAAGAAGAATATTCTGTTGAAACAGATAAAACAAACAACAAAGGTGATAAAAGTGCTAAAAAAAGTGAGTCTACTTGTTCATCAAGATCTTCAAATACAGATGAAAGTCTTTCTGGGAATTCTAGTGAATATAGTGATAATTCAGATGAAGTATCTAATTCGCAAATGAGTGAATATTCTAGTATGGATACGGATAATGAACTAATTAATGCTAGTGTTTTTAATTTTCCTATACAAATTATTTGTCTTGAAAAGCTT